GAGGTGTCGAGAACCAAGCAGGGACGGGTGCGGATCTCATCGCGGCGGGCAACGTGGACGGGGATCGTCCCTGGAAATCCCTCGGGGCGGTTGGTGTCGATCCATTCGGCCAGCAGCGCCGACAAGCGGTCTTCGATGAGGTTTGGCATCTTGACCGGTGGTGGCTAGTCAACCGGCACGGCGGGTGGAGCGGCTCGCCCGTTCGTTGATCTTGCGCAGCGAGGTGGCGAGGGCTTTGCGGAGTTTTCCTGCTGCCACCTGGAGAGCGAGGTTGATTCCCTTGTAGGTGCTCACATCGTCGATGTAGTCGAGGTTATTGACCAGCGTGACGGCCGGCTTGTCGCCGGTTTTGATCGTCGCTGATCCGGGTGCCTGCTTGTGCCTTGTCGCCCATTGTGCAGCTCCACGAACCCGCCCGCCAATCGCTTTGCCCGCGTTGATCCACGACCCTTTGGCGAAGCCAACCCGCTTCTGGATGCGGGCGATGTAAGTGTCGCGGGCCTTGGCGCTGGTGACGATCTGCTTTGGCTTCGCCGCGCCGAGTTGGCCCCATTGGTGGAGCTTTGGGTCGAGGCGACCGACAGAGAGATCCTTCCAACCGGAACTGGTTTGGCGAAGATTGTTTTCGGCTCGTGAGAAGCGCCGGTTCTGGACGTTTGACCAGAAGCGGTCTGCCGCAGCCGGATCGGACTTGCGGATTTCCGCGAAGGCATCGGATGGCAGGGCGAACACGCCGCTGATGTCCTTGGCCACGGCATCCTCGCCTGTCTTGCGAGCCTTTTCCGAGAACCCAAACGGACGAGTGTTGCGGGCAAGTTCCACAGATAGGCCACGCGCTTCCTGCTTCACCAGGGACAGCAGCGTTCGCCCCACCTTTTCTGGATACCGGCGCAGCAGTCGAGCCACGTCGGAAGCCCCCTTGAGCTTGGCGGTGAAGCGGATCGCGCCGTCATTCATCGGTCGAGGAAAGACTGAAGGTGAGGAGCGGCGAGCGAGGATGGTTCGAGACCCGGCTGATCCGGTATTTGATGCCGTCCACCTCGATGCGTTCACCGAGCTTCGGCAGGGCCGCCGGGAACGCCAGCTTCGGGACCCGCAGGCTGAAGTCGGGCGATGCGACGAAGCCGCCCATGTCGATCTGCTGTTCGTCGCGCACGCGGCTGATCAGCACGAGCAGGTCGATGGATTGCCACCGCGCCCGGACGCCATGCTCGGTGAGGAGGTGGTGGAGGTCGGCGAGGATTTCCGATGCGATGGTCATGCCGATGCCTCCCTGTCAAAATGGAACACCCCCTCCCGGTCTTGCCGAGAGAGGGTGTTGGACTCCGGGGATGAAAAGTTCGAGGTCGCTCAGTTCCGCTTCACGCGGAAGTAGCGCTTCGGCTGGTTCTCGATGCTGTAGAAACGGGTGACCACGCCACCGGTGCCGATGATGTCGGTTTCGACGACCTCCCAGTTCTGGAGGTCGGTCGATCCCTCGATCCGGTAGCTCGCACCATTGCCGGCGTTGAAACGGAATTCGACGGCGGTGCGGATGGTGGAAAGCGCGTCGGGCGTGCTGCCGGCCTGGGTTGGATTGAAGCCGGTGTTGATCTCGAACAGGTCGTCGAAGCCGTCTCCGTCGCTGTCCTTGGCGCTCGGGTTGGTGCCGTGGGTGACCACTTCGGCGAAGTCGCTGAGCCCGTCGCCATCGGTGTCGGCGAGTTTCGGGTTCGAGTTGTGGGTGTTGATTTCCGCGCCGTCGGTCAGGCCGTCGGAGTCGCTGTCGTCGAGCACCGGGTTGGTCTGATGGGTGTTGGTCTCAGCACCGTCGCTCAAGCCGTCGCCATCGGTATCGGAGGCGAGGGGATCGAGGCCCACGCGCTCGAAGAGATAGCCCGCGGCGACGAACCCGGCGACGGCATCCGCCCACTGGGTGGTATTTTCCATCAGCACGGCGTGGTTCTCGGCGGTACCGCCGTCTGGTTGGCCGTTGAGCCAGCGGGCGTAGGCCGGGGCGTTGCCGTCGGTCCACAGCCACGTGCCCTCGGTTGCTGCGTCGGACAGGCCGAACCACAGGTAGCCCTGGGTCGTCTTGCGCGCCCGTCCTGCCGCACGGGTGAAGTCGTTGGCATTCGAGAAGCTGGCGAGGCGGCCGCGGCGGCTGGCGGCATCGGCGGCGGCTTGGGCGTGGGTGAAGGCACCCTCGACCAGTGTGAAGTAGCTGCCTGGGTAATTCACTTCCGCCCGGTTGGAAAGCCCGTCTCCGTCCTGATCCGAATCGGAGTCATTGATCCCATCGCCATCAGAATCGGCCAGAAGTGGGTTGGTTTGCGTCAGGACAAGTTCATCGTAGGCAGTAAGTCCATCCGCATCGGCATCAGAGAGATCTTTCTCGAAAGTGGCCCCGACGGTCTTGTCGGCGTTCATCGTGATGGCCAGCGGGTTGTCCGTGCCCGAAGCATCGCCGGTCCAACCGGTGAAGCGGTAGCCTGGGTTGGGCGTGGCGGTGAGGGTGGCGGTGGTTCCTGGATCGAAGATTCCACCGCCAGCGACGTTGCCGTTCGTAGCGATTGGGACGGTGAGCGACCAATAGCGGGTGTCGGCTACCGCAGCGCCGCTCAGGCTCGTGTGGATCGAGCTGAAGAAACTGTTGGCTACCCGGAACCCGATGCCTTCGCCGTCCGCGCTCGTCGGGTCGTCGTAGCTGCGGAGCGCGACGCGGCAGTCGTAAGCGACGTTGCCCCAAGCGCCGCCCCGGGCCACCCGGAACGAGCCCCATGCATCGAAGCACCACTCCCACACGTTGCCGGACATGTCCGATAGCCCTAGCTCGTTGGCCAGCTTCGTCGCCACGTCTTGGGTCGAGCCGCCCATATTGTCCCAATACCAAGCGACCACATTGACGTCGTTGCTGCCGCTGTATTCGTAGCCATTGGTCTTCACCCCACCGCGTGCGGCAAACTCCCATTCCTTCTCGCTGGGGAGTCGGTAGCCGTTGGCCGTTGCATCCACCGTCGGCACTGAATTACCAGTTCGATAGACCGCAGTGCCCACCTTGTAGACCGGCCTCAAGCCCTCCTTCTCGCTGCGGGCATTGCACCACTTCACCACGTGATACCAGCTGACCGTTGTCACCGGGCGGTTCGGTCCCGTCCCCGCCCCCACACTGCCGATGTCGTAGCCATTCGCTGCGGCCCACGTTCGGACCGTTTGGAACTCGGCCCAAGTGACCTCGGTCTTCGCTATGAAAAACTCACCCACGGCTTGGGCTCCGGCCCACGATGAGGCCGGCAGCGCTCCCGCGGCCACGTAAACGAATTCCTCAGGTTTTTCGTCCACCTTGACCTCGAAGCGCATCGCCGTGCTGTAATTTCCCAGCCAGTCGGTTCCCGCGTTCCAAGTGATCACCTTGCCCGTGCCGACCGGCACATTCGCGCCCACCGCTCCAGTCAGGGTCGTGGCGGGGACGCTAAAGGTTGCCCCGCCGTCGCTGGAAATCCGCAGCGTGACGCCGACCGTCGGCGTGTCCGCCGTCACGTCGTAAGTGATGTCCACCAGCTTCGTGCCCGGCCGCTGCAACCCTTGCACGTTCGAAACGACTGGATCCGCCGCCAGCAGCGTTCCTGTTAGGAAAAGAAGCGATGCGACGACCTTCAGGCCTGTCAGGGCGGCGGATTGATGTGGTGACTTGCGGTGCATCGAGTCTCTCATCCCAGCCGTCCGGTCCGCGGTCAAGGCTCAAATCCGCGCGTGGTCGGAGCTTCCGGACTGGATCGAAGCAAAAAGCCCCCTCCGGTTTCCCGGAGAGGGTGCGCATGAATCACGTTTGTCCTCCTGGAGCGCGCGTCAGGAATACTCGCCGGCCACCAGGTTGATGCGGCAGGCGGCGGTGCCGTCCAACTCGATGAGGGCGGGTCCCTCGTTGACCGCGAACACCGTTGGGGCGTTGACCTCCTTGGTCGTGTTGCCGACCGGAACCTGCCCGCGAGAGGTCATCAGCGAGACAGTGTCACCCGGTGCCAGCGCTAGGTTGAGGTTGGCGTTGAGGGTGATGGTGCCCGCGTTGGCATCGACCGAGGCAACCACTCCACGCACGCCGGTTCCGGTGGCGTTAGAGAACAGGACCACCACGTCGTTGGCGGTGGCACCTGGATAGGGCGGTGCGTTGATCACCGTCTGGTTGGCCGCGCTGGTGGCAGTCACGGTGGTGGCCCGCGACTGTGCGCGGAAGAGCAACAGCGAGCCCGCCTTGTCGGAGGTGGCGCTGGCGTATTGGAGCCGGACACGGTCGCGCCCGCCTGCGGGGATCACAACATGGCTGAGGGTGGTTCCGGCATTGCCGGTGAAGCTGAATGGAGTCATGGCGATGTTCTGCTAGGGGTGGATGGCTCAGGGTTTGACGATGCGCTTGAGGGCGTCGGTCTTGCCGATGGTGAAGCCGTAGAGGCATTCGATGGTGACGAACACCTTGTTGGCGCGGGTGTCGGTGAAGCGCAGGTAGCCGAAGGTCATGCCGGTTTGCGGATCGGTGACCGCTCCGGATTGCTGGTATTCGGCGACCGGCACGAGGTAGCGCATGGCCACCGCGACGGCGCTCGGATGCACGGCGAAACCGACGAGCTTTTCGGCGTGGTCGGCCGGGATCACCACCGTTTCGTGGAGGTCGAATCCGGCGAGCCGCTTGATCAGACCTTCGGTGACGCCCGGGGCGCTAAGGTTCATGTTAAAGCTCTTGGCCACCACGTCGTCGGCGAGCAGGTTGGTGTAGTGACCGGCGTCGAGCACGAGCGAACGGGGCGAGGCGGGCATCTTCACCTTGCCGCACTCTTCGCGGATGTTGAGGACCTTCTTGTAATCGAAGTTGGTCGCGGCAACGGCCGGGAGCGGAGCGCCGAAGTTCGCCTGAGTGATGACCGTCATGATGTCGAGCAGCACGTCCTGGGCGAGTTGCTGGGCGGCGGTTTCCACCAGGGTATCGAGCAGGTCCATGGCCGTCTCGGACGCCTCGCGGGCGGTGACGTGGACGGTCTTGAACTTGTGGCGGTTGAGGGTGACCGGGATGGTGGTGACGGTCGAATCGGCGTTGGCGGTGTAGTCACCGGCAAAGTCGCTCGATCCGGACGGGGCACCGACCAGCGGCACGCGGACGGTGTCGCCTTTGTCGGCCTGCTGGGGACCGAAGTTGGTCGAGAACGCAGTGACAGGCAGCAGGTTCGCGGTGAAGGGCATGAGCGCCCGTTGCGCGACCTTGATGTCTTTGACGTTGGTAAGGGTGTTGGGCATGGCGGTCTATCAGGCTTGGTGTTTGAGAATGAGGGCTTGCTGCTGGGGGGTGAGGTTCCGCCAGAAGGCGGTCTGTTCGGCCGGGTCCTTGATCGCGGCGAACTGCGCGTGGAGGTCGGCGGCCTGAGTGGATTCACCGGCGGGCGTCACCTGGGCCGGGGTGGTCGTGCCGGTGGAGGCGACGACGCGGGCGACCTCGGTCTGGACGCGTTTGTCGAAGTCGGTCTGCGATGCCTGGAGGTCAGTGACCTGCTTGCGCAGCGTGGTGACTTCGGCAGTCGCCGTGTCGCGCTCGGATTTGAGCGTGTCGATTTCCGCAGCAAGCAGTTCGACCTCGCCGCGCAGGCGTTCGAGGTTGGACGACGCTTCGTTGAGAAGTTCGGTCTGGGCTTGGTGATCCCGTTGCAGCGTTTCCGCCTGCGTGCGGGCCTCGGCGAGTTGGTCTTCAAGAGCGGTGCTCATCGTCCGTGCTCCCGTGTCAACCGCCGCGTGATAGACGCGGAGCCGCCGCAGGGCTTCGGCACGGTCCGGGACCACACCCGCGAGATTGAGACGCTGCGCTTGCCGGCCACTGAAGGTCTGGCCTTCCATCGCCTCTGCCGGAATGGCGCGGCCATTCGCCAGCACTGCGGCATGGAACTCCCGCGCAATCTCGGCGAGGTTCGAGCGGATCAGGTCTCGCTGGTCATCGTTGAGTGGCGTTCCCGGTGCGCCAATAGACTTGTATTTGCCGACCGCGAAGACCTCGACCTTGAGTCCGCGCTTTTCGAGGGCTTGGCTGTCGTCGAGGATTGCCTGCACGACACCGATTGATCCAACCTGAGCGGAAGGCGTGGCATAGATGGCGCTTGCCTGGCTGGCGATCCAGTAAGCTGCGGACGCCATCAGCCCGGAGGAGAACGCATAGACCGGCTTGCTTTCGTTGAGCGTGCCAACGGCGGCGGCCAATTCCGGAGTGCCAAGCACGGTGCCGCCGGGAGAGTCGATGTCGAGGAAGACGGCCTTCACGTCGGGCCGACCACCTGCTTCACGCAGCGCGGCACCGATTTCCTCCGAGTCGGTGGCACCGAGGAAGAGGCGGGCGAAAATCCCCGGCTTGCGCAAGATCGGTCCGTTGATGGCGACCACGCCGATGCCGTCCTCGATGGCTAGCAACTCACTGGTCGGAGCGGACGCCGGGAGGCTACCGCCCCGGTCATGAAAGGCACGAGTGGTGGCCGCCATCGCATGGAGGGCTTCCGGCTGGATCAGCCATTCGCGGGTCTGGATCAGGTCGCTGGTCACGCACCTGCCAGCGTGTCAACGACCGGGCGGTGGTTCGTCGGGCACCGGCGGTGAAATCGACATCCCCGATGGCTTCCAGAGCATTTCAGGTGGCACACCGTATTTGGCGGCGGTTTCAAGGATCAGCTTCGCGTCGGCGGCTCGACGCTCGATCTCTTCGCGGAAATCAGCGCCAAGTTCGGCGTAGTGGTCGGAAAGCGTCTTGAGTCCCGCCTCCACATCGGCCCGGTTTTGTTGTGCCTCCCGGCCGGCATCCACCGTGACCCGCTTGGGCGGGACCGTCGCCACCTTCCACCAACCAATCACGGGGGGTAGGATTCCACGGGCAATCGCATCGCCCACAACGTAGGCCCAAACCGGGCGGATCAGGCGACGTTCGAGGATCATCTGGCGAAATGAGAACCGGCGGTCGGCCTTGGCCACGATCAGGCGCACACCTGCCCCGCCGACCTTGCTGGAGTCGGCAGCGAACTCGAAGGGAATCATGCCAAGTGCGGAGTCACGACGAAGATGTTCGAGAAAACCGGTGAACGTCGGCGATGGTCGGTTCGATTGGAAGCTATCGAGCGACTCGTCGGGCTTGAGGGCGACCAGCTTGCCGCCGACGATGCGCTGAAGAGACACCGGGTCACTGGCATCCCCACCAGCACCCGCGCCACCGACCACGAAGTCACCGTTGTCGTCGATCTCGCCCCGGGCTGTCTTGAGGATGCGAGCCACGTCGGCATTGTCCTTCACCGCATGCTTTTCCAGGGCGAGCAATTCAATCTCGTCGAGGATGTGATTGATTGAATGCTGGATCGTCGGGTGGTTGCGCACACCGCCCGCCCATTCCGGTTCATGGATGTGCAGGATGGCCGGGGCCGGGAGATCGCGGGCAGTGTTGTCGTCCTGCAGCACGCGGTAGAAAACCGGGGCACCAAAGACATCGAGGCCGATCCCATCGGTGGTTTCCTTCGACCCCATTTCATCGCCGATCCGGTGGGACTCGATCAACTGGAGGCGTGGTTCACCATCCAGGTCACGCGTCTTGTGGATGAAGTATTCGCCGTCGATGTCCATGCCCCGGCAGACGAGCGCCTGGCATTCCTCGAAGGAAAAGCGCCGGGTGACTTCGCAGCGCGCCGACCAATAGGCAAAGTATTCCTCTGCGGTGCGATTCCACTCCGGGTCAGGCGACTGAGCTTGGACGCGGATGCCGTCACCGGTCGAGTAGATCGCCATGTTGGCGACCAGTTCCCGGACGAAACCGCTGTTCTTGTGGAGGTAGCGCGATTTGCGGACCAGCTCGGTGCGCACGCTCGGAGTGAGTTCCTTGCGAGCGTCAGAGGGTGAGGCACCGGGAACCGCACCACGGCGCGGCGACCAGTTCGCGGCCTCAAATGGCGAGCCCCACGCCTTGGGCAGAAGCACGGGCGGCAGGAACAGGCGAGCGATGGATTGCAGGCGATTCATTTCGCGAGGTGCCCGGAGATATGGGAGGCGGTGGCGATACGGGATTTGCCGTAGGTGGCGGGGTCGAGCACCCGCAGGGCGTGGCCGCATTCATCGAGCACCTGATCCACTGGCATCGAGAACTGCTTGGCGACGGAGGTCTCCGCGTCGTTCCAGTTCATGATGGTCTTGCCTTCGAGCAGGAGTTCCTTGGCCCGCGCCTGGATGGCGAGCACCTCGGCGACTGTGAAGCCGGTGATGAAAAGTCCGCGTGCCATGGATCACTTGCCTTTCCAGGTGGAGTTGCGTCCGCGCGTGTCGATGTGGACGAAGCCGGACGACGGATAGAGGCCGATGCCACCGATGAACTTGCCGGACTTCCGCCACTCGATGAGCCGGTCATAGACCTGCTGCGGACTCACGCCTTCGAAGGCGATGTCCAGTGCCGTGAATTCAAGGTGCTGGCTGAGTGCCGCGCCGCCGACCGCTTTGTTGTAAGCCGGGGAGCGATACGAACTCAGGATACGGCAGGGTTTTCCCAATGCAGCGCGGAGGTCATCGACGATGCGCAGGGTTGGGACGATGTTCTTCCACAGGCGTTTCGGCGGCTGACTGTTGCTCACGCCCTTGCGCTGCGCGGCGAAGTAGCGGGTGAACTCCCCTGCCCCGAAGTGCCGGAACCCCTGGGCATTGAACCAATCGGTGAATGTTTCGGTGGCCATGGCTTACTTCGAGGTGCGGGGTTCGATGATGATCTCGACCCGTCCGTCCGGGTGCAGCGTGAATCGACCGTCTTGGTTTCCGACCGATCCATCGACCGGCGGCGTCGTGCAGGAAACGAGCAGCGGCAGGCTCAGAATGACGAGCGCAGCGGCCAACAAGGCCACGCGGAACGAGCGGTTCGGTTTGCCGTCGTCGAACCAATCGCCGAGCACGACGACGATTTCCTTGAGCGCCAGCGCGGCGGGACCGGCGGCCAGCAGGTAGGCGGCGACGCCCGGATCGAAGATCGGAGCAAGCCCGGCGAGGTCGAGCGCCGCCAGCGTGGAGAGGGCAGACCCCACGGCGGTGAGGAAACGGAGGATCGTGACGTTCTTCATGACTCCCCGTCCGGAGTGTCAACCGGGGCGGCGGCGATGGACTCGCGACCGACGATTTTCAGCATCGTCGCAGCCGCGGCTTGCTCGGCCTCGCAGTCGAGGTAGTGATTCGGTCGCGAGCCGATCTGCTTCCACATCCATTGGCCCTTTTCCTTGATCCGGTGCTCGCTTTCCATCTGGGCGAGGTAGTCGTCGTCGATGTCGTCGGGGACTTCCCAGGTCGGGCCTTGCGCGGGATCCTGATTGCGGCGGAGGCGGGCGAGCGTGTCCTTGATGTTGAGGTTGCTCCAGTAGTGGACGTGGCAGTGCTGGCGATGTGAGAGCACCACCTTGCGCCGGGGCGAGTAGAACCGCTGGATGCTTTTGCCGTCGCGGCCTTTGTGGGCATAGACCGGGCGGCGGTCGCCAATGAGTGCCACCCAACCGCGTTTGGCGCACTCGCGATAGACGTCGTAGGTCGCATAGCCGGCGTCGAGGAAAACGAGGCTCGGATGCACTCCGAAGCGCTCCTGCAACACGTCGATGTCGGTGAAAGTGAGAATGCGCTCGTTCCAAACGAGGCGGCTTGACCCTTCCGCCGACCAAGACCTGACCACGACGAAAAGGTGATCCATCTGGCAGTCCACCGTGAGGAATCGCAGCGGGATCAGGCCGGTGCGCTCGGGCAGTGGCGCGGCGAGGATTTTTCCGGTCTTCGGATCGATCGCGCCCTCTTCCTCCCAGGTCTCGCCGCGCTTGTAGCCGGATTTGACGATTTCGAGTTTGTAGTCCTCGACGTATTCGCGCCACGGCAGACCGAGGCGTTTCTGATAGAACTGTTGGAGCAACGAGACATCGCCTTTCCTCGCCGACGCCTTGGCCCTCAGGTAGAGTTCGGCCAACTGCCCCCAGCTCATCGCGCACAGGGCATTCCAGTGAAAACCCACGTTCTCCTTCGAGGCTTTCGGGTTTCTGGCGACGAAGGCACCGGTGGCGTTGAGTTCGCGGCGGGTCCGTTCGCTGTCGCTGAAGTAGTGATTGCATGACTCACAACGCAGCGCGGTGGTGCGGCGGACTTCATCGAAATCCCACTCGCCGGTTTCGTCGCGGGCCGACTTGCTCCACTCGACGCATTCCCACTTGAACGGTTGGCGGTGATGACATTCCGGACAGGCAAACGTCCACTCGCGCTGGTCGGTCATGTCGAACTTGCGGTGGGTGTCGTCGTCCTCCTCGCCGCCCTGGCTCATGAAGATGCACTTGCCGAGCCAACCGAAGGCGGTGACGCGGGCCTCTGCTTCCGCCATGTGTCCTTGCGGCCAGCGCCAGGTTTCGTCACCGATCAACCATCGGATCGAGCGACGCTGGAGGTTGGTCTTGTTGTGCGCTCCGAGAATCCACAGCGTCATGCCGTTAGTGAACTGGATCGCGTTGTTCTTGCGCTTGTGGCGGTGGATGCCGGTCGGCATGAGGCGGGCCACCGGCTCGCATTGATCGAAGAGCTTCTGCAGGCGCGACTCGGAATAATCGCGGGCGTCCTCGTCGGTCTGGTCGAGCCACAGCGCCGGTCCGGGCAGGTTGGAAATGATGTAGCAGAGCGTGAGTTCCGGTGCCGTGGTCTTC